GTTGCAGTTCAAGCAGAGTACATCACGAAGGTAGCCTGTCTGGTGATCGTGATCCAGAGCAGGCTTCTTCTTCCCGCCCTTCATGCTTCCTTGGCACAAAGGGCATATGTACTTCTGCTGTCCAAGCAGCTTAGCCCTTACTGGGGCTATCTGTGCTGTTGTGAGTCTCTTCATCTTGTAAGGCTCCCCATGATACAGGAAACAGTTCCCGCATCTTACTACTGATTTGGTCAGCAACCAATCGTGATTCGTACTGTGTGTCAGTGGCGCACCGCAAGCGGCACATGTCAGAGAAGGCGTCAAGCGATCCGCTCCAATACCACTGGGTCATCATAGTAGCGGGCAGGATTATACGTGCTTGCTCAGGGCTGATGCCTTGCTGTAGCATCTTCTTGTACCGCTGTAGCGACTCCTGATTGCCGTAGTTGCAATAGGAGGTAGGGAAGTACTGCGACTTAGCAGTACCGCCGCTACCCTGCTTCTTGTCATCACTTGCGGACCTCCAGAGAGGGGGGGTATAGAAAGTAGGGTCAGTAGAGATATAACGCCGTGACTCTTCATTCCAACGCAAGAACTTATGCTTCACGAGCTGCCGAGCTACGAACACTGGAGCAGAGATATGAAACGAAGCGAACGCATGACCGAAGGGTGACAAGTGTTTATGCTTAGCGAGGTACTTGATTAGACCTGTATCGGACTCAGCATCAAACACTTCGCGCTTCTTACCAAAAGAGACCCGTGCTGCGTTGACCACAGAGAGATCGCTCCCCATGTGGTCAATGTAACTCGCAACGATCATTCGCAGGTCTTCTTTCCTGTGGCTGGGTCATAGAAACATGCTGCGCCTTCTTCAACGAAGTCATTGTTCTCTTCCGGTAATTCCTCAACAGCCACATCCTCAGATGCAGAGGCATTGAAGATACCGTAGCGCTTGCCTGCTACACGGAATGTAGTACAACCGGAGGAGCCGCCATCGTATGCTGCCATGTAGACGTCCTTGAACTCTTCCCATGTCACGTCAGAACCGACGTTACAGGTCTTAGAGCACGCAGAGTCAACGTACTTGGATGCTAGGTTCAGAACAGCTACGTGGGCCATGACTGGTAGGTCATCTGCCTTAGCGCCCTCTACACCCCATTCACGATAACCGTAGTCATCTACGCGCTCAATGATAGGACCGTCGAAGGTCTGGATGGTACGGTCGAAGCCATACGAGAACACTGGTTCGATACCAGAGGACACGTTGTCGGCGCTGAGGCTGATAGTGCCTGTTGGTGCGATGGACAGCAAGTGGCTGTTACGCAGACCGTAGCGTCGGATCAGTTCTCTGATCTCTTCTGGCAATGTAAGCGCGAACTCACTTTCGAGTAGCTTCTCGTCGTACAGCGGGAATGCACCCTTCTCAATGGCGAGTGCCACGGATGATTCATAGCATGTATCACGCAGTACTGTCATGATCTCTTCGAGTACCTCTAGGAAGGCAGGAGAGCCGTATGGGTGGCCGAGAGACTCAATGGCGTTAGCTACACCAGTCAGACCCAGACCCATACGCCGTTTGGACTTAGCTTCGAGCTCTTGTGCTTCCAGTGGGAACACAGCACGATCAACTACGTTATCCATTGCACGAACTACGTGTGGGATGTCTTCCTTGAACATCTGGTAGTTGAAGTGGCGTTCACCAGTGCGATGAGTAGCGATGTACTTCACGCAGTTGAATGAACCAAGTAGGCACGCACCGTTAGGTGGCAGAGGTTGCTCACCACATGGGTTCGTAGCTGCGATTGTCTCGCAGTACCATAAGTTGTTCTTTTGGTTAATACGATCCATGAACAGAATTCCCGGTTCCGCCCAATCCCATGTACTACGCAGGATGTCGTCCCAGAGAGCACGAGCGTCGATTGTATCGTACACACGATTTTCAAAGACTAGATCGAACTCAGTACCGTCTTTAACAGCCTGCATGAACGCATCAGTTACACCTACGGATAGGTTGAACTGTGTCAGGGTAGTTGTGTTGTTCTTGACCTTAATGAACTCAGCGATGTCAGGGTGGTCAACACGCAGGACGCCCATCTGAGCGCCTCGTCGGTGGCCTGCTGAAGCGATTGTCTTGCATACTGCATCGAAGATACCCATGAAGCTCATAGGGCCGCTAGAGCGGCTGTCCAAGCCCTTAATGAGAGCACCCTTTGGACGCAGGGTAGAGAAGTCATAGCCGATACCGCCACCTAGCTGCATAGTCTTAGCAGCTTCTCGTGCAGCGTTCATGATACCGTCCATTGAGTCTTCGATCTTCAGAGACACAAAGCAGTTGTATGGTGTGACACGACGAGGTGCACCCATAGCTGCCTGTACTCGACCTGCTGCTAGGAAGCGCATGTCGTACAGGATGCTGCGGAATGCCTCGAAGTGCTCAGGGCCATCACGTAGCGCTTCGGCTACCCGTGTCTGGCTTGCCTTGAAGTCTTCGCCTTTCGAGCGATACTTCATAGCATGAATCTCTTCACTGATACCGATCTTTGGTCCGTATGTATTTACTTCTGAGTTCTTCATCGGTTATCACCGCTTCCTTTAATTACACCGCGTTCTTCGCGGCTGTTTAACTTCTCAACATTCGTTTCTAGTACACCATCCAGAGTACTACCGTAGTAGTTAGCCAGTGCTGTGGCGTAGAACACCACATCACCTAGCTCCTTAATGATTTCAGCATTTGAAAACCGTGTATCGTCTCGTATTAGTTTCTTTATCTTCTCTGCTACCTCTCCAGCCTCTCCTACGAGGCCGAGGGTGTTTTCTACTAGGCGATCCTGACCTTCTGTCATGATCTTACCTTCGACCCATACACTGTATCTGTGCGTGTTCACTTCATCTCTCCTAGCCATTTGATTACGTCTGTTTGATCGGGTGTGCGGCGCATCCATAGTAGCTGCATATCAGATACCATGTGTAGCGCATAGAAGGTTAGCCGACCGTCGCGGTAGTCATGCCACGGGTACGACGATTCCTTGAATAGCTTCTTGATTAGCTCAAAGCATTCGAGGTCTGTCTTGCAGTCTTCTAACAGCTTGAACGCTGCTATCGGTCCTACCTTCTTGTCTTTGTCGTCTACAGTCATGTGTGGTAGACCAGCGATGTTGTCTGCTGTGTCACCCATGAGTAACTGAGCCCAGAAAAAGGATGTGCCCCAGCCTGTGAGCTTAGCGGACTTCTTACTGCGGTCAACCCAGATGGAACCGAAAGGATCGTCTACGTCTACGATGCACTCGTCATCGAAGTCCCAGTGCAATCCCGGCACCATGCGGAGGTCTTTGTCCTTAGACACGATGACACTGAGGTTGCTATCTACTGCGTTGTAGTTAGCCTGTGCCATACCGTCGTCAGCCTCTTGATAGAGGTGTACGATGCTAGGGAGCTCCTCACCGATGTATGATCGGATCGTCTGTAGATGCTCAGGCTTCTCCTTGCCGTCGCGGTTGGCTTGGTAGCCCTTGGTTAGTGCTAGTGCATCCCTGTTGCCCTTGTTAGAGCCACTAGGTGTGATGTGGGCGACATAGCTAGTGGAGCCAGTCATACGCATCAGGTGTGTCAGAGCTTGACGCAGGTTGTACTTCATGTCGTCTAGGGAGCGCCGTGGCTGTGTGCCATCGAGCTCGTCTTTGGATTCTGCTGATACTTGATAGCAAGTGAAGTCAGCGTCGATATGAGCAACACGCCCTTGAACAGGCTCTGGGTACGTGTTCTCCTTGACCTGACCAACAAGATCATCGCTGGACAGGCCGAAGGATGCTAGGCTCACGCTAGGCCGAGAGCCGCGAGTGGGTCTTCGTCTGCAACTACTGCTACAGGAGCAGGGGCAGGGGCTACAGGAGCAGGAGGAGCCATGAGCTCAGCTACTGTACCACCCATCACCAAAGCCTCCAGAGGAGAGCCCATGAAGTTAGAGGCTGACATGCAGAGCTCTTGGATGAAGTTCTTAGACTTCGTTACCTGCTTACCTTCGATCTCACGAGTGTACTCACCATCAATGAAGATGGTGTCCCACTGCTCAGTGGAAGGCGTGTTCCACAACAACAACTGCAATTCCTGTGTGGCTTCTGGAACCGCTAGGATGTTAGTGTCGTTAGTGATCGGATCAGTAGTAGCTGGCTGACCGATGTCCCATACATCAGACTTGAGGTTAGCGTACGTCTTAGTGCCATCCTTGGACTTGTTGTGTGATACCTTAACCAAGAAGCCCTCACCGAGCATCTGAGCCATATGCTTGATGTCGTTACGACCGTACGTCATCTTCTGCAACAACTTATAGAAGTTAGACTTCTCGTTGTTAGAGATAGTAGATGTAATCCGGATGAGGTTAGTGCGTGTCTTCTGCTCACCATCAGCTTCATAAGTAGTGGTGTGCTTAGGACCATTGAGTTCAAAGGTCAGACGTACTTCATGAGTGTCTGGCTTCTCTACACCTTGGAAGGCTCGTTGTGGTTGCTTACCTACTTCAATGTAGGATACGAATCGTGCAGTAGTGAATCCTGCAGGGGCTACTTCACGTACAAACCCAGTTGATACTGTGGTTTGGTCAGTTACTGCTGCTGCTGCTGTGATTTGGTCCATTAGGTTAGTCATGTGTTACTCTCCAGTAATTGTTTGATATTGTCTTATGGTTCATAGTGGATGGTTAAGGATTCCAATGATGTAATTCTAACATATTGTTACCTATTTCCACGTCTACAGGGAAAGGTACTGGGCAGTCAATACCGAAGAAGTGCTTCAGTAACTGCGGTACGCTCTCCATGATGTGCTTAGCTGCGCCGAGCACCTCATCTGCTACGTCTGGATGAAGATCAAACCATACGCAGTCATGTACTGTGTTAACTAGGAAGGCTTTACCATCCCAGTTGCTTTTCTTATTGAAGTATCGGAATAACACTCCGAGTATCATCTGTACGATCTCACCGCCTGTCCCCTGTGTGGGGTAGTTCTTGATCTCCGGTGGGGAGAATGTATCGTCGATACCGCGTTCCTTCATGAACTTCGGAGCGTCCCATGAGCGCCAGCCGTACAGCGTTCCGGTGGGTGCCTGCCATGTGCCCTTGCGGTACACACGGTATCCTCTGTCTGGATCACGAAATGGTTCTGCGGTAGCGTTGATCTCTTTCTCTACGTCTTTGTGGAAAGTCTCTACCTTCGGATACATCTTTTCCTCGACGTTAATCATCTCCTTGACCTTCTCGACCGTCATGTTAGCGGACAGTGCGATTGTACTCGCCCCTGCTCCGTAAGCACGCTGGAATGAAAAGACCTTGCACTCAGTACGAAAGACTTTCCATACTGCATTGTTGATGTGGTCTTCGTTCTTACACCATTCAAGAGCTTCGTCGTATGTCACGCCTTCACGGGCTGCAACTCGTACGCAGTGGAAGTCTACATTGGATAAGAGGTCAGATACTAGCTTAGGATCACCTGATAAGAAGCCCATGACCACAACCTCTAGCTGGCTGTAGTCAATCTCTGCCATCTTACCGCCCTCGAACCTACTAACGAACATAGCCTTGATCGTGGATTTATCACCACGGGGGATGTTCTGCATGTTAGGGTTGGATGCACTGAGACGGCTTGTCACAGTGCTGGTGTGGTTTAGGGCATGGTGGATGATGTGGTCTCTGGGCTGCACACAGGTGAGCATACCCTTCATGTCGCCTTTGTTGTCTGTAGTGACGTAATACGTGCCTATCTCCTTGTCTAGCGTCGTCTTGCGGCTCATTGCCTTCAAGAACGGTACGTCTAGGTTGCCGAGTAGGATCACGGTGTCTTTGTCGGTGGAGTAGATCGGGCCATCCTTACCGTCTGTGAGCGTAGACTTGTCGATGTCAAGCGACTTAGCATCAACGTATCCCGGTAATGCATGGAAGAAGTCTTGATACTTGACCTTCAACTCTCCGGGGACGTCTACGTTCTTGTACTTCTGCTCACCCTTCTTCTTGCCTGACAGGTACAGCACAGGCTCACCGTCCTTGAGCACAGCTTGCTTCTCGACTGCCTTGAGCCGAGCTAGTTCACCAGTGTTCTCGTCGAGGTAGGTGGTCTGCTTCTTGTACTTAATGATACCACCGTAGATCAGGACTGACTTGTGGATCACAGAGTTCCATGAGAACCCTACCTCGTCTGGTATGACTGCAGTGTACTCGTTGAGCTCAACAGTAGCCTCAGCTAATGCAGCGTTCAGGCTCTTCAGGTCAGAGGCTGCGCGCTTCATGTCCACCTTGATGCCGTTGTACTCCATCTCTGTGGTGGCTGCTAGTGCATCCATACGCACTTGGATCATCTTCAGCATACCCATTTCGGTAGCTTCCTTGACCTGTCCGAGATAGATGAGCTCTGTGTTTCCGATGTCACCGGAGTTACGGCCCTCATCCTCAGTACCTATGAGGTAGTCCAGCACCATGTCTTGATCCATGTCTGCTGTCTGCACCCCTGCCTTCCAGAGCTCCTTCATGCCGTCGATCTTCTTGCGTCCACCGTATGACTCAATAATCTGATCCATACTGTTCATGTGAAAGCGGCGATCCTGTGCCCTCAAGAGGTATTCGGCATACTGTGTGCACCAGATACGTCCCCCACGCCTGTAGTACCCCTGTACGTTGCTCTCAGAGGCTACTAGCTCGTATAGCAGGTCGAACTTGATGTTGTGTCCGACTAGAACGTCTACATCGTCAGCAATAACCAGATGATTATCACCACTCCTGCCTGTGTGGAAACTTGCACTACAATGTCCATCGCCTTCCTTCTTCCATCCACGTGCTACTACGAAGTTAAGAGGATCGAATGGATTAGCTGTGCGTCGATGTGACTTGTGGATTTGTGTCTCTTCGTCGAAGATTAGATAAGCCATTCGATTTCCTTTATCGTCTTGAGTTCAACTCCATGAGCAGGTCCACTGGAACCTGCATGTCTGCTGCCTTGAGCATCCGGTAATAACGCTCTAGGACGTATGTGCTATAGTCGGCCATTGTCTGATTTCCTTTCTTCTTTGATGTGTAGCTCTTTGAGCAGTTGTGCGTAGTGCATGACCTTATCCAAGTCCTGCGTCCCGCCTTTAGTTTTCCACCGTGTGATGTACTTAACGATGTTGCCTTCAAAGAAGTTGAGACCATTAGCAAAGATGTACTCAACGGGCTGGATGCCCTTATCTTTGTAGTGATCCCCCCCTACTTGGCTGTCTAGGGCACTCATGTGATATGCCCTAGCTGGATCACCAAGCTATCGAAGATAGGTGTGCGTCGGTTGTTGTCGCGCTCTACATAAGCGAACATAACCTGTGCTGGCTCCCCGTCGTAACCCTTGATGCCTGAGAAGTCAGAGCCGATACGATCATCACCGAAGAACGCACCATTGACCACAAAGCGGTCATTGTTGAAGCGACAGATGTTGTGCTTGTCGCCCATGCGGTACAGGTGGATGTAATCCTTGACCTGATTGATACGCTTGGCAACGTGGCCCTTCATAGCTGCCTCTGAGGTAGCAACGCCTACGCCGTGCTCATACAAGATGTTAGCCCCGTACACCGAGTGGATGTGGTGGCTACCCTCCGGGATGAAGAACTCAGCATCAATGCCGTACGCCTCTGTGAGCATCTTCACAGCGTTGTAGAGAGGCCATGAGAGGTGCTCACGCCCCGGCATGAACATAGACAAGCCGTGACCGTCGTGGTCGTGGTTGCCTGTGACCATAATGACGTCCATTGGTACACCGAACAAAGCGAGATGCTTGATTACCTTATTGAACAAGATGTCGATGGACATTTCGATCTGCTGTGCAGTACCGATGTCGCATCCTCGACCTGAGTTCTCATGCTTCTTGTCGCTCTCAATTACATCACCCAGAACAGCTAGGATGATCTTCTCTACCTTATAGCCCTGCTGCTGGTAGCTCCGGATACGCATAGCTGCTACCCTGATCCACTCTTCTACACGACGAACAGCGACTTGACTGTCATAGCCGTCCATGAGCTTACCGATCTGGAGGTCCGAGAACAGTAGCTCAATCGTGATACCACGCCCATTAGGCTGAGGGGGCATGTACGGCATAGGCCAGCTAGGCTCAACGACTGACACAGCCTGTGCGATAGCCTGCAACGTGTCTGACTTGCTAATGATAGCATCGCCATTGGCGCGGAGTTCACGGGTCAGCTTGTTGTTGCGGTTAGTGAGGTTGCGGTTGGTACGTGATAGCTCGAAGTTATCCATGCTATCTGTGAGGACAGGATCAGCGTCTTCATTGATCCATGTCTGTAGGTTCTGACGTGTAACCTTATCGCGGTCAAATCCCTTGTCTTCGTTCATGAACTTAGCCGCCAGTGTTAGGTTGCCGTGGGCGGATGCCACATAATCTGCGATATTCTCCTGTGCCCATTGATTGCGCTTACCCATAAATGATCTCCAATTCTGGTTGTTCGTTAACCATATCAGCGATGTCATCAGGGGTTTCAATTACCCAGATTGTAGGCTGATCGTGCATGTTGATCGCTGTGAGTTCCATCTCTGGAACATACAACGCAGATGTCATGAAGGAAGGGTTGATAGCCCCATCAGTGACACCACCGTTCTTGCAAGACTTAGTAATTTTAATCATCATTTTATTCATCCATCATTACTGGCACATCATCAAAACGTGCTATTTGTGGTTTGAAGTTAACAGGACAGCGCGGATCACCCGCCTTGCCCTCACGACGTAACTTGTTCTTAGGTAGACCGAGATAGCGTAAGCCACCGAGATTAGGGTCATTACTGGCCCCAATCATTAGCTGGAAGTCACATGCGCCTTGCTTACCCGTCTTGCTGTCTTTCAACATACCAAGCGTGGGGTATTGCAGACCATCTCCTTCGTTGCTGATCTGTGACGTAGCCATCCCGATCATATCGTACTTAACTCCAAGCTCACGAGCCCAGTCATACATCGCTTCGAGACCTAAGTCAGTCCGCGATGCATCACTGAAGCCCTTGATCTTGTCGATCATGTCATAGATCACGATACCCGTATCATTGGAGCGGATGATATTCTCAACCGCATAGGTATCTAGCCCGTGGATGTCTACAATCCGTATTCGATGGAGGTCTCCAACGATCTTAGTGTACTCATCCGCTAGGCTTTTACCGCTGTCCCGCAAGGCACGCATCTCTGACATGGTGAGACCGAGTGCTGCTTGGATCAGTCGCAGATAGATGGACTCTCCTTTACCCTCATTGTTGAGCCACAGGACATTACGCCCTGTCTCTAGCTGGGAGGCCATGAAGGATACCTCGGAAGCAATGAATGTCGTCTTTCCTTTATCCGGACGCCCGGCAATGATACCGAAGTCTCCGGGGAGAAGATTACGCATACTCTCATTAAGACAATCCAAGCGCCAGCGAATGCCGACGTCTTCATGCCGTGAGTCCAGTAGCGAGTTAACATCCACTTTGATGTAGTCCAATGCCTTGATGTTAGCGTCGAGCTCAAAACTAGAGGCGATGCTATTGATCTCAGCATGGATATTAGGCACTTCGCCTTCGTCCCATCGTGATAGGACTGTAGCTAATTCTGTGCCCAATCGTAACTCCAGCATCGACTGCATGATGCCGCTGCGTGTTTCATCGTTTACATCCTCCCTGATACGTTCAATGATGCCTGAGTAGGCTTGCATCTGCTCCTGTGATAGCTTGGGATGCAGTGCTCTAAAGACGGGCATGAAGTCCGTCATGTCTATGCAGTCTGTCTCCGGCATACGTTCAAAGAACGATCCGAAATCTGACAGCAGTGCATTCGTCTGCGGATCGAGTGCTGCTTTAGGCACCCGATTCTTGATCTTGAAGTACTCTTCGCGGTACTTCATGATGCGCAGGAGTGATAGATCAATCAATCGTCACGACCGTACTTGGCTTCCATACGACCCTCCT